TGGTTGATTTAGGAAACGGAGTTGTCGTCAACGCGGAGGCTCAGCTTCGCGAGCTTGACCGCGTCGAATGCGAAGACAGCCTGTACATGTTTTTGACGAATGCATGGCGGTTTTTAGATTCATCGCCATGGAAGGACGGCTGGCCGATTGAAGCGGTTGCCGAGCATTTGCAGGCTGTGGTGGATGGTGATATCAGGCGATTGATCATCAACATTCCGCCTCGTATGGGTAAATCCAGCATCACGTCCGTTGCATTACCTGCTTGGACGTGGGCTCAGTCGCAAAGATCGCCGACATCAGGACCCGGCGTGCAGTTCTTGCATGCATCCTATGCAAACCAGCTTTCTTTGAGAGATTCGGTCAAGTGCCGGCGCTTGATCGAGAGCCCGTGGTATCAGAGCCATTGGGGCGAGCGTTTTAAGTTGAACTCTGACCAGAACACGAAGTCGCGCTTCTCGAACGATAAGGGCGGCGAGCGCCTGATTACCTCGATTGGAGCTGCGGTGACGGGTGAAGGTGGATCGATCATCGTGGTTGACGATCCCAACGCGGCAAACGAGGCATTCTCGGAAGCTTCCGTTCAGGCGACGATTGATTGGTGGGACGGCACGATGTCGACCCGTCTCAATGACCCGAAGACCGGCGCCTACATCATCATTCAGCAGAGACTTGCCGAAGATGATTTGACAGGACATGTGCTCTCAAAAGACGTTGGCGAGTGGACGCACTTGTGCTTGCCCATGCGTTACGAGCCAGAGCGATCTTTTGTTTCGACGATTGGCTGGCAAGATCCGCGAACCGAACCCGGCGAGCTTCTCTGGCCGGAAAGATTTGGCGAGAATGAAGTCAAGGCTCTTGAGAAGGTCCTAGGCCCATTCAGCTCGGCAGGTCAGTTACAGCAGCGACCTGAGCCCGCAGGAGGCGGCGTCATCAAGCGAGAGTGGTGGCAGCTTTGGGAGCCAGAAGCATTCCCTCCCATGGACTTCATCATCGCTTCTGTCGATACCGCCTACACGATGAAGACGATGAACGATGCGAGTGCCATGACCGTATGGGGTGTTTTTACCTCTGAAGCTGTGGCACAGCCTCATCGCATCATCGATGAGAGCGGTCGTCCCGTTTACGTCGACCGCATGTACAGCGAAGGCGCGCCTAAAGTCATGCTGATGCATGCATGGCAAGCAAGGCTCGAGTTGCATGACCTCGTCGAGAAGATCGCCCGCACGTCAAAAGCTTTGAAGATCGACAAGCTGATCATTGAAAACAAAGCCGCCGGCATCTCGGTGGCTCAGGAAATCCGACGCCTGTACCAAAACGAAAGTTTTGCCGTTCAGCTCTCGGACCCCAAGTCTCAAGACAAGTTGTCCCGCCTCTATTCGGTCCAGCATCTCTTTGCCGAAGGGATCATCTACGCACCGGATCGGACATGGGCTGAAATGGTCATCACTCAGGTGGGGCAATTCCCCCGTGGCAAGCATGATGACTTGGTCGACACCGTCTCGATGAGTCTTCGGCACCTGCGCGAAGTGGGTTTGCTGACCCGGGCTCCAGAGCGGCTACAAGAAATCGAATCGATGAAATCCTATCCCGGGCGCGAAGATGTGCCCCTTTATCCCTGCTAAGGTGGATTATGGACGATAGAATCAGGTGCTCTTGCACGGTTGACCCTTTGGGTCCAGAAAAGTGGCGCGTGGACGTCTGGGGCGAGTTCCCCTACGAGGCGTTCCGCCGTTCGTATACTATCGAGGCGAAAACTGATAATTTTGCCGCGCAAGAGGGTCTTCGGCGTTTCGTTGAAGAAATGTCTGCCCATTGAGAGAGGCCTAAGCCATGCCATTGGTCCCCGGATTGACCCCGAATATTGCCATTCAGACTCCTGAAGGTCAGGCCATGCCCGACCCGACAGATATTGTCATTGAGCATGTTGAGGGCGCCGACGTCCCCGAAGTGGACCCGAGCGGCAATATCCTCAAGATCGAACACGAAGATGGCGCCGTCACGCTGTCCGTCGATGACAATCCGCTTGGGAACGTCTACGGCGAGCCTAAAGAGCGCGACTGGTACGACAACCTCGTCGACGACATCGACCCGGCTGAGCTTGGCCGTATTTCATCTGATCTTTTGCGCGGCGTCGATGACGACCTGCAATCACGAAGAGAATGGGTCGAGGATCGCGCACTTGGTATGCGCCTCCTTGGCCTAAAGGTTGAAGTCCCAAGCTTGCAAGGCGCATCAGATGGCGCGCCCGTCGAGGGCATGAGCAAAGTTCGTCACCCTCTTTTGCTCGAAGCGGTTCTTCGCTTCCAAGCTAATGCCAGATCTGAGCTTCTGCCGACTGATGGCCCGGTCAAAATTCGCAACGACGATAATCAGGCTACGCTCGAGACAGATCAGCTTGCCAATTCTTTGCAGCGCGACCTCAACCATTACCTGACGGCGGTTGCGACCGAGTACTACCCAGACACCGACCGCATGCTTTTGATGCTCGGATTCGGTGGCACGGCTTTCAAGAAGGTTTATTTCTGCCCTCTTCGAAATCGACCGGTATCGGAAACCGTTGATGCCGACGATCTGATCGTCAATAACGCCGCGACCGACCTTGCGAATGCCAAGCGCATCACGCATCGCATTTACATGCGGCCCTCTGTCGTCAAGAGAATGCAGATTTTGGGCGTCTACAAGGACGTCAGTCTCTCGACACCGAGCCAGCCGACGCTTGACTCGCTCCAGAGAGAAGAAAAGTCTCAGCAAGGTCTCTCCCCCGAAGCTTCAAGCCCGGAAGATCGCGACCGCGAGATCTACGAGTGCTACTGCGAGCTTGATATCAAGGGTTTTGAGCACACGCACAAGGGCAAAGTCACGGGTCTTGAGATCCCCTATCGCGTCACTATCGACGTGACGACGAAAGAAATCCTGAGCATCGTCCGAAATTACAGGGAAGATGATGCTGTGCTCCCCGAAGCGCGAAAGGTGTTTACCAAGTACACCTTCGTGCCGGGCGTGGGCTTTTACGATATCGGCTTGCTTCACATTCTTGGCAACACCACGAATGCGATCACGGCAGCGTGGCGTGAGTTGCTCGATGCCGGCATGTACTCGAACTTCCCGGGCTTTCTCATGGCAGATACCGGGGCCCGGCAGAACACGAATATCTTCCGCGTGCCTCCGGGTGGTGGCGCTCTTGTGAAGACGGGCGGCTTGCCTATCAATCAAGCCATCATGCCTCTGCCCTATCAGCCGCCCTCACAGGCCCTGATGATGCTCGTGAGCAATATGGCTGAGACCGGCCAAAGAATCGGCGGTACGAGCGAGCAACAAGTTGGCGAAGGCAAGATTGATGCGCCGGTTGGAACGACTTTGGCCGTCATCGAGCAAGCAACCAAGGTCATGAATGCCGTTCATAAGCGACTTCATGCCGCGCAGGCCGAAGAATTCAGGCTCCTTTGCGATGTGTTCCGCGACCATCCAGAGAGCTTTTGGCAGCGTGGTTGCCGAACCAACACTCAGTGGGACGAATACACGTTCAACAAGGCCCTTGATAACTGCGAACTTGTGCCGCAAGCGGACCCGAACACGTCTTCTGCTGCTCAGCGCATGATGAAAGTCATGGCCCTGAAGGAGTTGGCGGCAGCTAATCCGTCAATGTACGACCCGATTGCCATTGATACGGCAGCTCTGCAGGCTATGGGATGGAGCAATCCTTCGCAATTCTTTGCGCCGCCTTCTGCTCAGGCCAAGCCACCGCCGGAGCTGCAAAAGGCGATGGCAGACATTCAGATCAAGAAGCAAGAAGCGGACGCCAAGTCCAAAGAAGCGGATGCTCGGGCACAAGAGGCGCAGGCTCGGGTTGCCGAGACGCAAGCAAAGATCCAACAAGGCGCCTTTGCGCCAAAGGGCGCTGCCCTTGGCGCAGGCGCTCCCGGCGGCGATCCATCTCAGATGATGGAAATGCAAATGAAGCAGGCCGATTTCAATCTTAAACAGCAAGAGTTGGGCGCTCGAGCACAGCAGCATCAGGTCGATGATCGAAATCGCGACCTTGATCGTCAAAGCCGCGAACGAATTGCGCTCCTGCAGCTTGCTCGAGATGTCATGCTTCACCCGGGCGAGGCGCAGGCGGCTCAGCCTGAGCTTGGACCGCTCGAGAGAAGCCTCGGCACCATCCAGCAACAATGATTCCGAATCACAAAGCCATGCAGCGGGCGATGATGATCGCCCAAGATATTGCCCAGCAAATCGACCCTGCTTATGGCCGAGTGAATTTACCTCCCACTGCGGGTGGAATCCCTGAGGAATACCAACAGGGCGGAGCCATTGTCGACCCAAACGTACTGAATGAACTAGCAAAAAGCGCCGTCTCTGCCATCAACAAAAGCAGAGCCGGTCTTGCATATGGAGGAATTAGTGATGAAAGAGATCAAATCGAAAATGCCGGATCATATTTTGAAGCACCAGCCGAAGAGAGAGGACTTCCAGACGCAGGAGGAGTACGAGGAGGCGAAAGCGTACTTCCGGCACCGGTTCAGACCCGCTCTCCAGAGCCACTCGAAGGCCTCCCAACCCAAGTAAAGATTCCTATGACCGGCGAGATGATCGAAGCCGGTCCCGATGAGCGCATCCGAAAGGTTGCCGAGGATTACATGCGGTCGATTGGCCGCGAGTACAAGCCGGCAAGCGTTTACGCCAAAGTGGAGCCTGAGCGAGCATCTCGAATTGCTCAGGCTTATCACGAGATGAAGCACGATCCGAGCGACTCTTTTGTGAGGTCCGCTTACGATCAGATGCTCAAAGAGACGATGGATCAGTATCAAGCCGCCAAAGAGGCTGGCTTCAAAGCTGAATTCTGGAATCCAGAAAAGGATGAGGACCCGTACAAGGCCTCACCTCGTCTTGCCATCAAAGACATCAACGAAAACCATCACATGTACGTCTTTCCGACCAGAGCTGGATTCGGAAGCGACGAAGAGATGGCGGCTCAGTTGAAGGACAATCCGCTCCTTGCCGACAGCGGCGAGAGATGGAATGGCGAGCCCGTTACGTACAACGACATCTTCCGCGCCGTTCATGATTACTACGGTCATGCGAAAGAGGGCGTCGGTTTCCGAGCAGATGGGGAAGAGAATGCATGGCGATCTCACGCCTCCATGTACTCTCCTCTCGCTCGATTGGCCATGACCTCAGAGACTCGAGGTCAAAATAGCTGGCTCAATTACGGACCTCATGGCGAACGTAATCGCAATGCAAGGACCGAAGACACAATTTTTGCTGATCAAAAGATTGGGTTACTACCCGCCTTTGCTATTCACGAGGGCGCAGAAGATTTCATGCGCCCCGAGGACGTTGCCGAGGTCCGCCAACTTTACAAGCGGACAAAGCGCGAAAAAGGCGGCGCAACCATAACCACGCCCGTGCTTGATAAAGACAAAGCCATTCGGCGTGCGTTAAGAATTGCAAAACAAGAAGGCGGTCCATTGAGCGGCGGCATGCAGTCCCGTGGACTCGACTTCCCAGCCGAGGATTCCGCATTTCGGCTTCGCACCAAACTTAATCGAGAAGCGAAAGTCGCTTCAGGTAAGGCAGATCCGGGCTTGCCAAGCAATCCGCGCATGACAATCCGCGCACCGGAAGCGGAAGAAGGCGGAAATCAGCTCCCCGACTTTGTTGTCGGCCCGGTGACGCCGCAAGACTGGATCGATAGACACGAGCAGATCTTGTCTCCTGACGAAATCACGCACGCTTCGCAGTGGTACAAAAATATTTATGGCAATTTCCTGCAGTACACCAACAACGATGAAGCGCAGGCCAAGCCGTTAATGCGCGCATGGTTGGTAGCGCAGCAAAACGTCAGCCCGGCTGGCGCGATGCAGAACGTTCTTCTGCAAAAAGAGCAGATGCAGCGCGGCGTGCCCGAGAATATGTGGCGAGCTGGCGGTATGCCGAACCCCACCAATGCGGCTCGAGCTGTTCTGCAGGACAAGCCGATTGCCGGTGGCGTCGGTCAAAAGATTTCCGACTTTGTCGACTCGGCAGAAGGGCTCGATACGAGATCATTCCTTGGCCATGATCAAAAAGGCGGCAAGCCTTTTGTTATTGATGTGCATTCTGCTCGAGATACAGGCCTTGTTGATCCGGCGCTGCTCAATCATTTGCGCGGCCTCGGGTATAACGAAGAAGATTTGGCCAAGGTGCAAACTGATTTTGAAGCGTCGCCCAGCGATGCGCAGTATGAGAACCGCGCCCAGTGGGGCCGCGATCTGACAGATCATCTCAACAGCATCAAGTGGCAAGGCAAGAACGATTGGCGCCCGGAAGAGATCCAAGCCGTGGGCTGGATGGGCATGACCAAGCTCACACGAAATGCCGAAGAAGATTCGGCGTCCGGTCTTTCCCGAAACTTGCGTCGCGTTTCTTTTGAACTCGCGCCGGGCGAAGGTTCGCCATGGGCAGCCAAGTACGGTGAAGCTTTTAACACGCTTCCTGACGATGAGCGCGCACTGATCACTCAAACCATGGGTGGCCGGGCGATGGAAATTGCCAACGAGCTGGCGCAAACCCATGCCGTCAACACAGTCTACGGCACCGGCGCATGGCAGCAATATCAGAACCCGGCAGCCGTTGCACAGGTGCTTGCGACCGAACAAGGCGCAGATATTTTGGCTCACTCGATTGGCCATCTATTGCACCAGACTGAGGTTTGGCACAACCGCGCAAAACCCATGACGGCAAATCCAAAAGGTTTTGCCATCGATTTTATTGAGAAAGGATCAAACAATCTTGCCGATAAGGGCCAGCTCCAAGACTTTTGGTCAAAGGTTATGGATGCGGATAAAACAGGATTGGTTCAAGGTTATCAGCCCATCACGCTGCCCTCTGGTGAGAGCGGCGTGCGGGTCCTTGTTGATAAGGGCGGAAAGAAAACCTCAGAAAATTTGTTTAAGGCGCTTAGCGCAGATGGCGAGCTTGGTACAATGCTCAAGTCATTGCCCTATGACGTTCAAGCGCAATTGGCCGAAGCTGAAATATCGAAAGCTAGAAACGATTGGAAGGAGAATCCAAATGGGGAACTATACGTTCAAGGGCTACGTGACATCTTGGGATCAGATCCATCAGCCCGTCTCAGTGCTGCTGGATCACAACTTGAGAAAGAACTCGAAGCCCTCCTCGACCAAGCCTACACAAGGCAAGGACGGGCATGGCGAACAGCGCAAGGACCAGAAGAAGGCCAAGTAACGGCGGTAAAGCCCAAGAAAACTCGGGCAAAGGCCAAGGAGCCCCCAGAGCCTACCGCTGGCATGGCCTCTGGTGGTATTGTTGACCGCGCCTTGAGAGTGGCAGAAAAAGCTCGGAGACCCAAATGGCTGGCATAATGCTCACCCCCGAAATGCAGGCTCAATACGGAGTTGATGCCAACGGGAATCCTGTTGGTGTTGGGTCAGTGACTGAGCCTGCGATTCCGAATCCAACTCCCACTCCCACAGCGACGGGTAAAGGCGCTTCATCCCAATTACCGAGCAGGGTTGGGGATGCTTTTCAAAGAACGGCAACCGGCAAAGGAGCCGCAAGCGGAAAAGGTCCGCGACCGGGTCCGGCACCGGGCGCTGTAGGAGAGCCTGCCATTCCGGGCAGCATGCAAAATAACTTTCAGCAAGACCCCATGGCCCAACGAGGCCTACAGTCAATGGGACTTGCGCAGCCCTTTTACATGGCAAACGTGTCCGATCTGGCTCAGCCATCAATGGCGGGCCAAGCGTCATACATGCGCCAAATGGCGGGTCTAGGGCAGACTCCCATGGCGCAGTCGCCAATGGTCACTCCAATGCCTCCTGCGCAATTCCCACCTACTCAGCCGCCTGTCACTTTTGGTGGGCAACCTCCTGCGGCGACGGGCAAAGGACCCGGGACGGGGGGCGCTCCGTCTACAGGAAAGCTTCCGCAGTCGCAGTCACCAACCCCAACAGCAGGCGGCAAAATGCCTACTTCAGGCGGCACGACGCCAGAAACGGGCGGCGGGTACATGCCTCCGCAAACGCCAAGTGCGCCACCTACAACTGTGCCCAGCAGCGATATTGCAGCACCTGCCGTCATGCCGACTACGCCAGAATACAGCCCGCAAGAGCCAATATCAGGCGGCGGAATGGCGACCCAAGTTCAAGGTCCCGTAATGGAAAAACAAGCTGGCGGTAGCACTTACGGATTTGATTCTTCACAAATTCAGGACGCTCAAAACGAGATGATCCGGCGCGCAATTGACGCTGCTGCCGGAGTAGGTCCAAAATCCTAGCACCGGGACGCCGGTTGCACTCCATGGAGAACTCAAATGTCTAAGCTTGCAAAGTCGGCCCGGAAGGCAATGAAAGAAAAAGTTGCCCGGCTGACTAAAACTGACCCGAAGCAAAAAGTTGATGCGTCAGGCTATAGCCCGCCTGATGCGATGGATGCGGATGTGAAGACGGGCGCTCGCCCGATTCAACCGCGTCTCTACAAGCGAGGCGGCAAACTTGTCCGCATGAGCGGCGGCCAATGCGCTCCGCGAGCAGATCGCAAGAAGCGCAAGAGCGGCGGTAACGCGCTCGCAACTCCAAACAACATCATCAATCGCAATGTTCGAGAAGCGAACGAAGAGCGCGAGGGCAAGAAGCATCGCGGCGCGTTCAAGCGTGGCGGACGTGCTCACAAGATGGGCGGCGGATATGCTGAAGGCGGTGAGCCGGTTAAGAAAGGCGGCCCGTCTGATGAGTCTTACGTCCCGCGCAAAGCCCTCGACTCGCTCAAGAAAGGCGGGGCCGTAAAGCACGCCGACAAAAAAGCCGATTTGAAGGCAATTAAAGGGGCATTGCATAAGCATGAAAAGCAAAAACACCCGGGCAGCAAGCTCACAAAGCTCGCGCAAGGCGGCAGCACGAAACTCGACGGCTCGTACCAAGGCACCCGCCCCAGCGGTGGTCGGATGGCGCGAAAAAGCGGTGGCCGCACTGGTAAGGGCAAAGTCAACGTCAATATCATTATTGACAAGGGTGACCGACAAGGTGCGGGCCCTGTTCCGCCAATGGGTGGGCTTGCTCCGCCGATGATGCCGCCGGGCCTCCCGCCGGGCGGTCCTCCGGGTATGCCCCCGGGCATGATGCCTCCGGGTGGTCCTCCGGGCATGCCTCCGGGTATGCCGATGCCGCGCCGTAGTGGTGGCCGAGCTGTTCGCAAAGAAGGCGGTCGCTTGCAGGGTGTTGATAAGCCGGGCCGCGTAGGTCACCGGTCTTACAAGAACACCAGCGACATGGATGCCGGTTCTCTGAGCGGCCTTGGTCGGCTTGAGAAAGCCAAGATCTACGGAAAACAGAAATGATGTAGACAAAACGGGCGGTTGGCAGATACGCTAACCGCCCGTTTTTTATTGGTATTGTTATGTTGTCATTCAATAATTTATTTGAAGCTGAACTGAAAAAATTGATACAGCAAGAGATTGACCGGATTACTGAGAATCTTCAGACCGGCATTTCCATCAATGATCATGTCGAATACAAACTTCAAGTTGGCAAAATTGCCGGCTTGAGATTTGCCATGGAGGTCTGCGAAGAAGCGCAGCACAATATTATTCAACGCTAAATGGAGCACGCATGTCTTATCAAATGCAACACGATGTCGACCCGAAAGATGATTTGCTGAAAAAGCTAGGGGACATTAAGGATATTGAAATTTTCCACAATCAATTGCTTTGCGCAGTGTACATACGGCCTGAAAAAACTAAGTCAGGCATTGTTCTGCCGGATCAACACCGAGCAGAAGATCGGTTCCAAGGCAAGATTGGTCTTGTTCTTAAAAAAGGACCTGACGCTTTTGTTGATGCCAATGATCATTGGTTCAAAGACCTGAACGTTAACGTGAACGATTGGGTGGTTTTCCGCCCCTCTGATGGCTGGAGCGTCACGATCAACAACGTTTTGTGCAGAATTTTGGACGATGTTAATGTCCGTGGCCGCGTCAAACACCCTGATCAAGTCTGGTAAGGAGAATTGCAATGGCAAACGAATCTGAACAAATTGAAATTGAGCTTGATGACGTTGAAAAAGCATCTAAAGCAGACGAAAAAGATGACATCAAAGTAGTTAAAGCTGAAGAAACGTCGGCAAAAAATGAAATTGTTGGCGAAGAAGGCATTGAAGAGCTGAAGAGACGCCTTGAAGAAGAGCGCCAGCTTCGTTTTGATGCTGAAAAGCGTGCTCGGGAGTATGCGCAACGCGAAACTAGCGCCCGAAACGAGATTCAAGACAGCAATTTGACGTTGGTAACTAACGCCATCGAGACTGTGAAGCAAAATAACTCGATCTTGAAGGCAAATTACCGCGATGCAATGTCCGTTGGAGACTTTGACAGGGCCGCAGAGATTCAAGAGGCCCTTTCCTCAAACTCTGCGAAGCTTTTGCAGCTTGAACAGGGCAAACAAGCTCTCGAAAGTATGCCAAAGCAGCAGACGCAGTTGCCAGCAGACCCTGTAGAGGCTTTGGCATCGCAGCTTTCGCCCCGGTCGGCGGCTTGGCTTCGCCGAAACCCTGAGTGCGCCACAGATCAGCGCCTTTTCCAGAAAATGCTGGCCGCTCATAACCTTGCTATGGCTGATGGGATTGAACCAGACAGCGACGATTACTTTGAGTTTGTTGAAAACACGATCAACATCAGAAAATCAGCGCCTAAAAGGGTTGACCCTGTTGCAGATGAAGATCCTACAGCGGCAGCCGCAAAACCTACTCAGCGGCGTACTTCGCCGCCCGCAGCGCCTGTCACCAGAGGCGGAGAACGATCAAATGTCGTTCGTTTGACGTCTCAAGAAAGAGAAATAGCCCAGATGATGGGTATGTCTGACAAGGAGTACGCGACCCATAAACTCGCCCTTCAAAAAGAAGGCAAACTTAACTAATAGGAGTTTTTATCATGAATGATCAAATTAAAAGAGTTCGCCCAAAGATGAGCAAGTTTCGTGAAGCTTCGGACAAACTCAAAGAAGAATACGCAACGGCACAGGCTGAGGTTGCCGAAGAGCAGGAAGCAGTAGCTGATGACGTTGGTCTTCGTCGAGCAGAAATGAGAACACCTATGCGAGAAGAAGATCCGCGAACTCGCGCAGCGCGACGTGCCGAAGAGATCCGCAATCACATAGGCGGTCTTGATGACGGTACTGACGAGTTCTTTATTGACCCTCGCGATATTCCGCCGGGCTGGTCATACGAATGGAAGCGCAAAACCGTTCTCGGTCAGGAAGACCCGGCTTACATGGTGAGCTTAGCCCGTAAGGGCTGGGAACCAGTGCCGGCTGCGCGTCATCCGCACATGATGCCGGAGGGATATGCCAGCGCGGCGATTGAGCGTAAAGGTCTGATCCTTATGGAGCGCCCGCTTGAGCTAACCGAAGAGCAGCGGGAGCTTGATCGAAGGGCGGCAATCAATCAGGTCCGACAGAAAGAGCAGCAGCTTGCCCAAGCGCCAAGTGGCCAATTTGAACGGCAAAACAAAGACTCTCCGTTGATCAAAGTCAAAAAGTCCTATGAGGCGATTCCAATCCCAAAGGACTAACCCTAGAGAAAAACTGAAGGCGCCGAAAGGCGCCTTTTTTTTGCCTTGTTGACAATTTTGAAAAAAGGGCGTTATCTTGCGTCCCAATGCCTCCCCCGGCGGGAGGTTTTTTGTAAAACCCCGGCCTAGTCGCCCCGGCGTGCGATGATGGCTTCTCGATAGGAGAACCCGTCATGGCGAATACTTTTGCGCCTTTCGGATTTCGTCAGTCTTCGGGCACCGGTTCTGCTCCCACGTACGAGCAGGTCGCAAGCTTTTGCGTCTACGACACGGCTGCCATGTATTACGGCGATCCGATTTTCCGTGATGCAACGACCGGCGGTGTCAAACCCGACACCCCGGGAACCGGCATTCTTGCTGGCGTTTTTTATGGCTGTAAGTACCTCTCGGTTTCCCAGAAGCGCACCGTATGGAGCAATTTCTGGGGCGCTGCCGACGTTGCCTCTGGCAACCTCGTTGAGGTCTATCTGGTCAATGACCCGAATGCCAAGTTCCTTGCTCAGGTTGGTGGCTCGGCTTCGGTCGGCGCTACGGCTGCCGAAATTGGCTCGAACGTGCAGTTTGCGTATGGCACTCCGTCCACCGCGACCGGCATCTCAGGAGCTTTTGTGAATATCGCCGTCACGCCGACCACCACGGCTACGCTCCCGTTCAAGCTGGTGAGCCTTGTTACGAACCCCCCGGGTTCTAACGGGACGGAAGCGGGCGTCTACAATTACGTAATTGTGGCGTTCAACAACGTCGAAACCAAGACCCTCACGGGCGTTTAAGGAGTAAGGGAAAATGGCTGTCAATCTTTCAGCAATTAAGGACCTTCTCCTCCCCGGACTCCGTGGGATTGAAGGCAAGTACGAGATGATCCCATCTCAGTACGACAAGATCTTCACCAAGCATGATTCGAAGCTGGCTCTCGAGCGCACCGCTGAAATGCGGTACCTCGGCCTCGCTCAGTTAAAGACTGAGGGTGGTCAGACGTCCTTCGACAACAATGCTGGCGAACGTTTTGTGTACAACCAAGAGCACAATGAAATTGCCCTTGGTTACGCAATCACCCGCAAGGCGATTGACGACAACTTGTACAAGACGCAGTTCCACCCGTCGAACCTCGGTCTGATTGAATCTTTCCAGCAGACCAAGGAAATCTACGGCGCGAACATCCTCAACACTGCGCAGACCTACAACTCGGCCATTGGTGGCGACGGCGTTTCGCTCGTCAATACCTCGCACCCGATTGATGGTGGCACGGTAGCCAACCGTCCTGCGGTTGACGCTGACCTGAACGAAAGCTCGCTGCTGAACGCGATGATCGCGATCCGTACGAACTTCCGCGATCAGGCTGGCTTGAAGGTGTTTGCTCGTGGTCGCAAGCTGGTTGTTCCGCCCGCGCTCGAACCGACAGCGATCCGTCTCACGAAGACGGAGCTTCGTCCGGGTACGGCGAACAACGACGTGAACGCGATCTTGACGACTGCAGGCGGCCTGCCTGAGGGCTACATGGTCAACGACTTCTTGACCTCGGCCCGAGCTTGGTTCCTGCTGACCAACATCGATGGTCTGTCGTACATGGACCGTGTGAGCTTCGAGACTGATATGCAAGTGGACTTTGTCACCGACAACCTGTTGGTCAAGGGCTACGAGCGTTACAGCTTCGGCTACTACAACTGGCGCTCGATCTTCGGATCGCTGCCCACGTAAAGGAGAACCATTATGGGTATCACTAATCTCAGCGGCCTCGAAGTCGCAGGCGTACCCACAATGGGCATGGCGGGAGCTCCGCTGTTCTCGGGTAGCTTCTATTTCGTTGACTACGTCAACGGCAATGACGGCAACCCGGGATCGGCGGACGAGCCCCTGAAGACGATCTATGCAGCTCACGCTTTGATGCAGGCAGGCAATAACGATGTCTGTGTCATTGTGGGCGATGGAACGACTGCTGGAACTCAACGCCTCTCCATTGCGAACGCACAAGTCGGCGATCCGGCTGCAACGGTGGGAACTCTAGTTTGGGATAAGGATGCATGCCATTTGATTGGTATGACCGCCCCCACTGGGATCTCGCCGCGTGCTCGGCTTGCTCCTGAAACCACTGCAACCCTGACCACTTTTGGCTCGGGAACCTTGGTGAGCGTAACGGCCAGCGGCTGTTACTTCTCCAACTTCCAAGCTTTCAGTGGTTATGCGACGGGTGGTGCCAACCAGCTCTGCTGGGTCGACACTGGCAGTCGTAACTACTACCAAAGCGTTCACTTCGCTGGCGCAGGTGACACGGCCTCTGCTCAGGCCACTACCAGCCGTTCGCTGGTTTTGGACGGCGCTCAAGAGAGCACGTTTGTCGGATGTACTTTTGGCGTGGACACTGTCCAGAAGACAGTCGCGAACTCAATTGTTGAATTTAAGAGCGGGGCAACTCGCAACAAGTTCATCAGTTGCGACTTTCAATGGTGGTCCAATTCTGCAACCACGCTTGTTCTCTCGGCGGCGGCGGCTTCCGCAATCGACCGTTGGAATAAGTTCGATAACTGTGCCTTCTTGGGCTTCGGCACTGACCTGACGGGTATCGCCTCCTTGGCGGCCTCGGCGGGCGGTACTTTGCTCATGAAGAGCTGCACGCTGGTCTCCGGTTCTTCAACCAACTGGGGCGTCGACGCTACGTCGCTGGCCCAGATTCGTGTTGATGGCGGAGCGCCGACCGCAGCTACCACCGGCATCGCCGTAGTGCCCACCTAAGGAGTAACTGAACATGAAAGGCAAGATGATGAAAGGCCGTTCCAAGCGCGCCACCGGCGGTGTCAACCAAGCCGCCGAGGACCTTGGTCGGAAAAACCTTCGATACACCTACCAGTCCAATGTCAACGATGCCGCTGAAGAGCGCAAGCGTGGCGGGAAGACGATGAAGAAGCACGCTGGCAAAGTGGACGGCAAGAAAGCCGACATGCATGCCGGTCGCAAGCCGCGTAAAAGCGGTGGCCGCGCCTCTTCGGATCAGAACCCGTTCACTTCTGCTCGCAAGGGCACGCCGCCGCCGGGCCGCACGCTCGATGGCAGCCTTGATTAATCTGGGCTGAAAAGGCAAAAAGAACGGGGGCCTCTGTGCCCCCGTTTTTCCTTGAGGAATTGCAAATGGCAAAGACTCCAGCATGGCAGCGCAAAGAGGGTCAGTCCTCAGAGGGCGGCCTAAACGAAAAGGGCCGCGCTTCGTTGCGCGCTCAAGGGCAAAACATTAAACGTCCGGTGACCTCTGGCGAGGCAAAGAAAAGCCCGGCAGCAGCCGCCAGACGCGACAATTTCAGAAGCCGGATGTGCGGCATGAAGGAAAAGCTGACGTCACCCAAGACGAAGCATGATCCGAATAGCCGAATCAATCTGGCCCTCAAACGTTGGGATGTTAAGTGCTAACATCTCGAAAACTTCATAGGTGAATCGCCATGACTCAACCTCTTTTTACTTCTGTAGGCCCAATTGCATCAGCAGATGCTGATGGCATTTGCTTGTCTCAAACCCCTAATGCGGGTCCATTCCTTTTAAACGGAGCTCTTGTTGTAAGTGGCGTCGCTGTTTTAGATGAGCCGCGCCGAGTTGAAATTGACACCACGGGCGATGAATCTGCGGCAACTTTCGTAGTTACGGGCACTCTCTGGAATGGTCAAGTTTTTAGTGAATCAATCACTGGAATTCCTTCAGGGGGCACGGGTTCAACCACTCAAAGCTTTGCGACTGTTACCTCGGTCACGATAAGCGTCAATGCTAACGATTCAATTGTTGTTGGCACGAACGGCGTCGCTGATTCGCCTTGGCTTCGTCTTGACGACTATGCGCCTTCGCCGACTGGGGTGACTGTCGTTGTTGATGGCACTGTGAACTACGACGTTGAAATCTCGCAGGATGATCCTGATTCGTTCATCAGCCCGGTCCCCATTGGTGAAATGGTGTGGCTTGATGCCCTTGATGCCAACTTGGTCAGTGAGTCTACAAACAAGACCGGCGGCTTTACTTACACGCCATGCTGGGTTCGTTTGACGCTCAACAGCGGAAGTGGCTCAGCGAGGATGACGGTAGTACAGTCCGGCACAATTCCGAAGTAATCAGGAGGCGTTATGGCTACCAGCGGCACCTACGCCTTTAATCCGTCTCTGGGTGAGATGACGCTTTATGCGTTCAATCTCTGTGGCATTCGAAATACCGCCCTCACTCAAGAGCACATGGAATCTGCTCGCATGGCGAGCAACATGCTGCTTGGTCGCTGGAGCAGTCAGGGCGTCAATCTTTGGTGTGTTGACCTTCAAACCATCAATTTGACTGCGGGTGTTTCGACATACTCTGTGCCGGCTAACACCATCGTCATGCTCGACGCTTACATGGTCGATAGCACCGTTTCATCTTCAAACGTTGATCGGCTAATCCTGCCCATCAGCAGAACTGAATACGCAAGCTACCCAAACAAGACCCAGCAGGGCTTTCCGACAACTTTTTGGTTCAATAGGTTGTTATCGCCTGAAGTCACGTTGTGGCCTGTTCCAGACGGCACTCAGCCTCAATTCAAGTATTACCGCGTGCGGCAAATTCAGGATTCTGAATTTATCAATGCCCAGCAAACTGAGATTCCGTACTACTTCCTTGAAGCGTTCACTTTTGGCCTTGCCGAAAGACTCGCCATGATGTGGGCTCCTGATAAAATTCAAATCTTGAAGCCTCTTGCTGATGAGTCTTATCAAATTGCTGCCAGCCAGAATATTGAAACCGCTCAGCAATACATCTCGCCCACGATCTCTAGCTACTATCAGGCCTGATCATGGGTTATGCATCCAGAGCAGGAAGAGCCAAAACAAACTCCGCAAACCCGCAAGCTCATGCGATTTGCGACCGTTGCGGCTTCCGGTACAACTGGGTGGATCTGAGTTGGCAGTTCGACTGGCGAGGCGCTCAGCTTGCCAACATCAGAATTTTGGTTTGCAGACCCTGCAAAGACACGCCGCAGCAGCAGCTTCGGTCGATTGTGGTGCCGGCTGACCCGGTTCCGATCATCAATGCCAGAACACAAGACTTTGTGGCGGCTTCGATCAATTACTCGTCTGTATCAGGCGGCGGGACTGTAGATCCGGTGACGGGTATTCCAATTCCTCCCAGTGTGAATCTTTTGACTCAAGCTGGCGAGAACTCGACGACTCAGCCTTATGGTCCGCCGGTTGGGTTGACTCAAGCAGCGCAGATGCCGCTCAAGGGCACGCAAGCCTACGCCGTGCTTTTGCCCGTGATCTCGGTTACGTCAAACGGTTCAGACCAAATTACGGTTAATTGCTCTGCAGCCCATAACCTCACCACCAATGATCAAGTTTCGGTGCAGGGCCTTTCAAACAATAAACTGACCGGGTTTTACAGCGTCACGGTCACCACGGGGACGCAATTCACCTTCCAGTCCAATACGGCCACGCCAGTCGGGTCTTTGTATTTGCCGACTTCCCGCATCGTGACGGCTCAAGTTGGACTGCCGTATGGGTATACTAAAATTCCTCAGACAGGGATTTAGGCCATGGCAAACACAACCATTCCAAACCTTCCGCTTGCCATTGCCATCAACGGCACGGAGCAACTCGAGGCAGTCCAAGCAGGCACCTCGGTTCGAGTCACGTCTGCGCAGATTGCGGCTATCGGCGGAGCTACTGGCGCTACTGGCGCTACTGGCAATACCGGCCCCATTGGGCTGACTGGTGCAACCGGAGCTACAGGCGCTACCGGCGCCACAGGCGCTACGGGAGCCACTGGAGCAACTGGTCCTACAGGAGCCACAGGGGCCACAGGGCCTACAGGCGCTACGGGAGCCACCGGCGCCACGGGCGCCACTGGCCCGGGGACTGGCGACACCGGCGCTACTGGCCCTACGGGCGACACTGGGCCTACAGGGCCAACGGGCGCCACTGGAGCAAGTGGACCTACAGGCCCTACAGGCGATACCGGCGCGACGGGCCCTACTGGTCCGGGTACCGGAGATACTGGCCCCACGGGCGATACCGGGGCTACAGGAGCTACAGGGGCTACAGGAGCTACAGGGCCTACGGGTGATACCGGAGCCACTGGGGCCACTGGGCCTACGGGCGCCACCGGAGCAACGGGAGATACTGGCGCTACCGGGCCTACTGGCGCGACAGGCGCGACAGGCGACACTGGGGCCACTGGACCGACTGGCGCGACCGGTGCGACTGGGGCTACAGGCCCTACAGGCGATACGGGCGCCACGGGACCGACTGTTTATCCCGGCACTGGTGTGGCTGTTTCGGACGGCTCTGCTTGGATCACGTCTCTCACTGCGCCCACAGGTGCGCTCGTCGGCACTACAGACACGCAGACGCTGACCAACAAGCGCATCGATCCTCGGGTCAGCAGCACCGCGAGCATTGCCAGCCCGCTTGCTTGGGACAGTGACGACTTTGATGCCTATGCCGCAACGGCTCAGGCTGGCGCGCTGACGATCAATGCCGACTCGGGCACGCCGGTCAATGCGCAAAAGATCATCTTCCGCTTCTTGGACAACGGAACGGCTCGAGCCTTGACGTGGACGACCGGCTCATCCAAGTCTTTCCGCGAGGTCGGGGTCACGCTTCCGACGACCACCACTGTCAACAAAACAACGTACGTCGGTTGTATTTACAATGCGGCTGCGGATCGCTGGGATGCCGTAGCGACAGTGACAGAAGCTTGATCGAGGTATGGTAAATGGCCACATATTATTGGGTTGGCGGCGCAGGGACATGGAACGGATCTAATACCGCGAACTGGTCTACGGGATCTGGTGGAGCTGGAGGCTCAGGCCCACCGACGACTGCGGACGATGTAATATTTGACAATGCCTCTGATACAGCGGGTAACTTTACTGTCACCCTTTCTACAACAGCGGTATGTAAAGACTTTACGTGTACTGCTCCAGACGTTGTAATTACATTTAGCGGAACAAGAATAAGTTGCTATGGCAACTTTACAATGTCGGGAACTAATACAGCTACGACGACTTGCGATATCTCTTTTCTAGCGACTACGTCTGGAAATACCGTAACAACAAACGCTAAAGTTTTTAGAGCAATTACGGTAAACGGCGCGGGCGGCGAATGGACCCAGCAAGATGCATTTTCTTATGGAAGTGTGTTTAATTTCACGCTTTCTGCTGGGACTTGGAAAACCGGAAATTTTAATATCACTGGCGGAGCTTTTCGTTCTACTGGCACTAGCACCCGATCTATTGAGCTAGGATCTTCTACGGTAACTCTTGCAGATGGCGTATGGGAAGTAAGCGGTTCTGGTTTTACGATTGTCGCTGGAACTTCGACTATATCTTTAAGCGGTTTAAATCCGAGTTTTCTTGGCAATTCAAATACTTACTATAACGTTACGCAAACAAACACAACAGTAGATATCGATTTTGAAATTACCGGCGCAAATACTTTTAACAATTTTACCGCGTCAACCGTAACTTCTACCGGTATTAAATTTGTTACATTTTCTGCAAATCAAACTATAAACGGAACTTTATCTGTTACCGGCGCTACTGCAATTCGAAGAACTCATGTTAGGTCGGATGTAATTGGAACAACTCGAACTTTAACTTGCGCCGCAGTCGCTGCGACTACTGATACAGATTTCCGAGATATTACTATTTCGGGAGCCGCCGCTCCTGTAAGCGGGACCCGACTTGGAGATGGCGGTGGTAACTCCGGGGTTACTTTTGTAGCCGGCGTTAATAAATATTGGAATCTTTCTGGCAGCCAGAATATAACCGCTACCGGATGGGCTACAGGTAGCGGCGGAACTCCTAATGCAGATAATTTTCCTTTGCCGCAAGACATAATCAATTTTGACAATGCTGGGGCGGCGGGGACTGTTGCTTGTAATTTTGATTTTATGTTTGGAACGTTTGATATGTCGACGCGTACAAACGCAATGACATTTAATATAACGAACTCCGATATGCAGGTTAAAGGCAATCTAACTCTCGGCACCGGGGTTACTTGGGCTGGAACGGGAGCAAATCTTCTTTTGTATACGTCCTCTGGAGCCGCATTAACGCTGGACTCTAATGGGCAGACAATGACTTGCGATGTTTTTATTGACGTTCCCGGGGGCTCCTTAACTCTTGCGGATATCCTTAACACCGGAACAACAGGCCTTGAGATTGACGTTCGTGCAGGAACTTTTGATTCGGCTGGATTTGCAATAACCACCAATGACTTTATTTCAACCACCACTACAACTAGGACGATAACTCTTGGATCAAGCACTTTAACCGTATCAGGAACCGGCAATATTATAGATATAGACGCGACTAATTTAACACTGAGCGCGGCATCATCTACGGTCGTTTCCTCTAATACAACAAACACTGCAAGAACGTTTAATGGCGCAGGACAGACGTGGGGCAATCTCGTTATTGGAGGAGCCGCAAGCACAGCAGGATTTACAATTCAAGGTGCAAATACTTTTAATACAATTTCAAGCACTAGAACCGCTGCTTATACGATTACATTCCCCAACGCCACAACAACAGTCTCAGATTTTACCGTCTCTGGATCGGCTGGAAATTTAGTTACGCTTCGACGCACCGGCGCCACTGGAACATTTACTGTTACAAAATCGGGCGGCGGAATTATCAATGGAGGGGCTGGGGTTGATTACCTTTCAATCTCAAATAGCGCCGCCACGCCTTCATCAACTTGGTATGCCGGTGCAAATTCGACAGACGGCGGCGGCAATACAGGGTGGATTTTTACGGCTCCGCCCCCGCCAGCCACAGCAACCGGAAACTTTTTCCAGTTATTTTTCCCCTGAGGACGGCGCAATGATGGTAGATGTGCAAGAGGTAAATGCCAAAGTGGACAGTCACATTGATGTTTGCGCCGTACGATACGAGGCCATGTCTACGCAATTCGACATCCAGATTACGGGTGTCAATGCTCGGCTCAAGAAGATCGAGAGATCGATTGTTTGGGCCGTTATCACGATCTTGGGTTCTCTTGGTACTATCATCACGTTATTGATCAATTACATCATGAGATAGGTATGCCTGTTAGCAGTACGAATGGTAAGCAAGAAATTCAGAGAATCGTTTCCACAGTCAAACACGAAAAGATGCTCGATATCGGGTGCGGAGTTGGCACATATGCCAAGCTGTTCCCTGATGCTGAATGGACCGGCGTAGAGGTATGGGAGCCTTACGTCGAGAAGTACAATCTCAACGAGCTGTATCAAACTTTGATCGTAGGGGATGCCAGAGAGTGGCAGCCCTTTGATCGTTACGATGTCGCCTTTGCCGGTGACGTCCTCGAGCACATGACGTATGACGAAGCGAAGGATCTCATTCGCAAGCTGAAGGACTGCGCCGACGTTGTCATCGCCAGCATTCCTATCGGCCATTGGCCTCAGGGCGAGCACGAAGGCAACCCCTACGAGCGCCACGTCAAAGACAATTGGACTGACGAAGAAGCCCGTTCACTTTTTGGCAGTCCCGTTCTAGGGGATGTCTACGGCGGAATCGGTGTTTATGCTTGGTCAAAAAGCGGCCAATTCTTTCAGGCCATTCCGCGCAAAATCCACATTGTTTGGATAGGCGATGAACTTAAACGCCCCGATGACTTAATCAAAACGTGGGCTGAAAAAAACCCGGGATGGCAAGTCCACGTCTGGGGCAATGAGGAATTGCATGCAACGGACTGGATAAATAGCGTCCACATCAAGACGTATCTCGAGCAGAAAAAGTACAACGGCGTCGCCGATATGATGCGGTACGAGATCCTGCACGCCCATGGCGGCTTTGCAGTGGATGCGGACAGCGAGTGCGTGAAGCCTCTCGAAGACTGGCTTTTCTGCGGTTCAGCCTGCGCCCCTTGGGAGAATGAAACAGCCAGACCCGGCATGATTGCCGTGGGGTATATGGCCTCGGCACCCGGCCACCCGTTTTTCAAGGCGGTCATCGATGCCATCAAGGATGATCCAACAGTCCCTGATGGACCGGCTTGGATTAAAACTGGACCTGTCATTTTCACAGAAGTTCACAAAAAGCATCCACAAGATTTCCACATCTGGCCCTCGTCTTACTTTATCCCCGAGCATTACACCGGCGTGAAGTACGAAGGCTCTGGGCCTATCTTTGCCCAACAAAAGTGGATGACGACGCTCAACACGTACCGCGAGAACATCAAGGTCGCGGTCTATGCCATTGCCAAAAACGAAGAGAAGCACGTCGAGCGGTTCATCAAATCAGCACAAGGCGCCGACTACATCATCATCGCGGACACCGGCAGCACCGATAGGACGGTCGAGATTGCGAAGGCCTGCGGGGCGACGGTCTACTCCATCAGCATTGATCCATGGCGGTTTGACCATGCCAGAAATGCGGCTCTTGCCTTGGTCCCAAAAGATGCCAAGGTCTGTATCCCCCTTGATTTGGACGAGGTGCTTGAGCCGGGCTGGCGAAAAGTAGTTGAGGAAATGTGGACGCCCGGTACGGGCAGGCTTAGGTATAAGCAAGACTGGAGCGGCGACCATATCTTCTATGGCGAGAAGATCCATGCTCGCAACAACTACGACTGGCGGTACCCGATTCACGAGTACATCATCCCCATCACGCCTGAGAAAATCGTTCGTTATGACGGCGTTTTAATTCGCCATGAGCCCGATATCAACAAGTCCCGGGGGCAGTATTTGCCTCTTTTGGAACAGGCGGTAAAAGAAAATCCGGCTTGCCACCGAATGGCGTACTACCACGCTCGAGAGCTGTTCTACTATGAGAAGTGGCAGGCCTGTATCGATGAAGCACAGAGGTATCTGGCTTTGCCAACTGCTTACTGGGACCACGAGCGAACGCACATGATGCGGATTTTGGGCAAGGCAAACAAAGCTCTTGATCGAGGTTTCGAGTCCCAGAGGTGGTTCCGTAGAGCTTGCGCCGAGATGCCCACAATTCGTGAGCCGTGGTGCGATTTGGCCCAAGCCTGTTACGAATGGGGTCTTTGGATCGAGTGCTATCATGCCTCGATGCATGCTTTGAACATTATGGATCGAGCGTATTTGCATACTTCGGACCCCGCCTGCTGGGGTGCTAAACCCCATGATTTGGCGAGCATCGCTGCGTGGAATTTGGGTTTTAAAGAAATTTCTAGAACCCAAGCCCGGCTGGCGCTTGAAAAGCAGCCAAGTGATGAAAGGCTGCAGAATAACTTGAGAATCGTGCAGGAAGCCTGCTAGTTAGTTATCATCCCCCCAAACATCTGCGTAGAGGGCGGTAATACCCCATGGCTGTCGCGACTACACCGCTGACTTATAACTCGTACGTGACGCAAATTGCGACCTTGGCCGTGGTCGACACCCAGACGGTTGGGGGCATTGTGGAGGGCGTAGATCAGGCATTTAATGACCTGATTCCACAGATGTTGAACTATGCCGAGCTGCGGATTCAGCGCGACCTTGACCTTCTGAACCTGAAGACGTCTCTGCCCATTACCTTCACTACCGGCGTCAACCTCCTGCAGATCAATACGGATGACTTTGTCACTCTGCAAACGGTCAACCTTTCTAGCGGCGGGGTCGGTTATACGCTCCTACCGACGACCGTAGAGTGGCTGCAGAACGTTTATAGCAGCACGGCAACGGCTGCCCGTGGCCGCCCACAATACTTTGCTATGTACGGCGGAGACAGAAATACCGGCGGCAACACGTCGATCAATATTCTCTTCGGCCCTTACAGCGATGCCAGCTATTCGGGCACCGCGACGGGCACGATTCGCATGCCCTCTCTGGCCAAGAACTCCGCAACACCTGTTCTGGCCGCTACGGCTTCGACCTTTATCAGCTCTTATTTGCCTGACCTTTTGATCATGGCAAGCATGATTTACATCAGCGCCTTCCAGAGAAACTTTGGCCGTCAGTCTGATGACCCGGCTATGGCGCAGAGCTACGAGAGTCAATATCAGGCCTTGTTACGCGGGGCTGTTGTTGAGGAATTCAGAAAGAAATTTGAGTCTGGAGCTTGGACGTCTTATAGCCCCACGCCAACTGCAAATCCCCCGAGATAATTCATGCCTCACGCATCAGTTAAATTAAAACCCGGCGTAGACCAGAACCAAACGCCGGCTTTGAACGAGGCCGGAATATCGGAATCCCAGTTCATTCGATTTATTTATGACCGTACAGGACTTGGTCTTGTTCAAAAACTAGGTGGATGGGTCAAGTTTTACCCCAATTACATGCCCTCTATCACAAGGGCTCTTTGGGCTTGGCAAGATACTGAGGCAAACAAGTACCTTGGCGTTGGTAATCAGAATGAGACCAACACGTACGAAGCAAGTCTTTATGCCATTCGAGACAATGGCCAAAAAGACATCACGCCAACTCGAAACGAAGACAATATTACGCCGGTTGTTGACACGACTGCTGGAAGCTCGATTGTTACCATTACCGATTCCACGCTTCAAAATCAAACAATCTACAACTCGGTCTATGTCGCCACGCCTATCAACATTGGCGGCTTGATCATTTATGGTCTTTATCAGTGTAACCCTGACAACTTCTTGTCTGCCACGGCCTATCACATCCAAGCTCGAGATGCCTTGGGCTCGCCAGTAGCAGCATTAACGACTGACAATACGCCCGTATTGCCAATTTTTGATACAACTTCTGGCGATGAGCAAATTCAAGTTACTTTTCCAGATCATGGCCAAACGGCAGGTAGCACATTCTCTATTGTCACGCCGACGCTTGTCGGCGGAATTTTAATCTTTGGCAATTACGTTGTTATTGAAGTTGTCAGTTCAAGCGTATTTGTCATTGTTGGAGATGTTGAGGCATCTGCAACCGCTACAGCTACGCTTAACGGTGGTCGGGCTCGGTACATCTACAGCTATGGGCTAGGCGCTATTCCAGCCGGCACAGGCTACGGTATTGGCGCATACGGCTCAGGTGGTTATGGCGTCGGAACAGCCATTATCCCGGCAACCGGAGACCCGTTAAATGCCGAGGATTGGACACTTGATAACTGGGGCGAGCAGCTCATATCAAATCCAATTGAAGAGCAAATCAATCTGACTGTTACAGGAGTAACAGGATCAGGCTCTGCCGCCACGTTTACTTTCTCTCAGAATTACACGCCCGTTGTCGGCGAGTATGTGGTGATCACAAATGTGGTTCCATCTACTTATAACGGATCGTACTACGTAACTGCTTCATCCTCTGGCAGCCTCACTGTCGCATCAGCCATAACCACGGCCTATGTCAGTGGTGGTGATATCTATGTTTTCAAAACGCCATTTCAGCCTATCTTCAAATGGGACCCGCTGATTGGCCAACCGTTTTCAACCATTCTTTCGAGTGGCCCGACCTATAGTGATGGCTCGTTTGTTGCCATGCCGCAAAGGCAAATCGTGTCTTGGGGCTCAACTTTTACAGGCGTACCAGACCCGCTTCTTTTGCGCTGGAGCGATGTCAATAACTACAACACTTGGATTGGTACCGTCACCAATCAAGCCGGTTCGTTCCGGCTTGCCAAGGGGTCAAGGATCGTAGGTTGCTTGCAGGCAGCTCAACAAGCTCTGATCTGGACTGATATCAACCTGTACTCCATGCAGTACATTGGGCCGCCATTCGTTTATTCATTTAACGAGGTGGGCGCCAATTGCGGACTGATTGCAAAGAAGGCTGCCGGCGCTCTTAACGGCGTCTTCTATTGGATGGGTCCTACGCAATTTTTTATGCTCGCAGGAAGTGGCGTGCAAATGGTTTCATGTCCTGTTTGGGACGTTATCTTCCAAGATCTTGATACAAACAACCTTGATAAGATTCGGTGCGCTGTCAACACTCGCTTTGCTGAGGTGACTTGGTATTACCCGACAAAAAGTAATGGCGGAGAAATTAACGCATACGTCAAGTACAACACAGCTTTGCAGGTATGGGATTACGGTTTATTGTCCCGAACGGCATGGATCGATCAGTCTGTCTTTGGTTCGCCGATTGGAGCTGATGGGAACAACACCTACATCTATCAGCACGAAGTTGGCTACAACAATGACACGTCTCCCATGGTCTCGAGCTTCACGACGGGTTACTTTGTCATGAATGAAGCAGACCTGAAGATGTTCATCGACCAGATCTGGCCAGACATGAAGTGGGGTGAATTCAACGGTCCTCAGAACGCCACGATCAATCTGACGTTTAACGTTCTGGACTATGCCGGCGCGACGCCAAAAACTTACGGCCCATTCCCCATGACTCAGTCTGTCGAGTACATCACGCCTCGATTCAGGGGTCGATTGGTGTCGATTACGCTCGAGAGCAATGATGCTGATAGTTTCTGGCGTATCGGTAACATTCGATATCGATTCCAGCAGGACGGTAAATTCTGATGAGTACTTCACTGTCAGATGTTTTGACCGCTCAGAAAAACGGCGTTGTTGGCATCAACAGCATCGCGACGTCGATGAACATTCTGGCTTCTTTGGCCTCTCCCACGAAGATGGGACAGGCAGCTATGACGGCGTCTTATGCAACCATCTACACGGTGCCAAATACGTCAACAGCCATTCTTCGCGATATTGAGATCTGCAATACCACGGCATCGCCCATAGGCATCTACGTATCGGTGGTGCCGGTTAATGGCACTGCAGCCGCGTCAAATGCAATCTTTTTTAATGCCAACTTGCCGGGCTATAGCACCATGCAATGGACTGGCGCGATCACAATGTCATTTGGAACCACTGTTCAGGTTAAGGGATCGACTACGGGCTGCACGGTCACGGCCTCTGGAGGCTTGATCGCATGAGTACGATTTCTATGTTCCCGCCTGTTGGATCATCTACTTCCACTGCTCAGTACACGCAGTTTGGCGGCCCTACGGTTGATGCTTTTGGAAGGCTTAGAGTAAGCCAGCCTTACACTATTTTTGATAGCAAAAATAGGTTTGCAAAAGACGCTCAATTTTCAGAATCTCTTGCGGGCAGCGCCTCGATTACATACACGGCGGCACAAGCAGCCGTTAATTTGAACGTAACGACAGCTTCCGGCGATTCTGCCGTTCGTCAAAGTTTCCGCGTCATGCCATATCAGCCCGGTAAAGGTCTTTTAATTTTAGCTACCTTTGTCATGGCAACGGCAACAACAAACTTGCGCCAGCGCGTAGGTTATTTCAATGCAGACAATGGCATTTTCTTTCAATTAAATGGAACGACAAAATCATTTGTTGTTAGATCTTCTGTTAGCGGCTCGCCGGTTGATACCAACGCGGCCACACAAGCGAACTGGAATGGCGATAAGTTGGATGGCACGGGGGCAAGCGGACTTACTCTTGATCTTACCAAGTCGCAAATATTCTGGACTGACATTGAATGGCTTGGTGTGGGCAACGTCCGATGCGGTTTCATTATTAATGGCCAGTACATTATTTGCCATACATTTCAGAATGCGAACGTAAACAACACGGTTTACATGACAACTGCCGTTTTGCCTGTTCGATATGAAATCACAACAACAGGGACTATTGGCGGCGCTGCAACACTAAAACAAATTTGCTCCAGTGTTGTTTCTGAAGGTGGATATGAGCAAATTTCTCAACCTCAGGTAGCAAGAAGGTCAACATCTTTAACCGGCCTTGGCACAACATTCGTGCCTTTAATTTCAATTCGCCTTGCCTCGACGGGATACGGTGCCGTTGTTCTTCCTAGAACTCTTAACATTTTCCCAGACTCTGCGGATAATTTTGAATTTGTTCTTGTTAAAAACCCAACTTTGACAGGCACTCCTTCTTGGAATGCGGTTCCTTCTGACGCAACGGTTGAATTTGATGTAGCCGCTACCGGGTATACGGGCGGTGATATATGCGAGCAAGGCTATGTTGCGGCCAGCAATCAAGGCTCAGCCCCTATCTCTGAAATACTGGCTTACAACTGGGATTTGCAGTTGGGCGTTTCATTGGCACCTGCCAGTGATATCTATACTCTTGGCATTAGAACCCTTAGTGGGACCGGTGACGCCATTGGCGCAATCACTTATTGGAACTTGACGGTGTAATCATGCCCCTTAAAAAAGGAAGCTCACAAAAAACCATCAGCTCCAACATCAGTGAAATGATGCATGCTGGCCACCCGCAGAAGCAGGCCATCGCTGCCGCTTTAAATACGGCACGTAAAGCGAAAGCTTTGGGCGGTTATGAAGTCGAGACGACGACATCCGGCGGTCTGTATCAGCCTGCAAAGAAGATGAAAGAGCCGCCTTCGCCTAAGGTCAAGGCGCCTGTGACCAAGCTGCACACTGGCCCGATCCATAGTCATGTTGCCGGTCGGACAGATCATCTCCCCATGCATGTTCCGAGTGGCTCCTATGTAATTCCCGCCGACATTGTCAGCGCCATGGGCGAAGGCAACACGATGGCCGGATTCAAGCAGATGAAAATCATCTTCGGGGGCACGCCGTACTCTGGCCCGACGAGCGTTAAGATGGGTGGCGGCCCTTATGGCTCCAATCTGCCCGGTAAGGCTAATGGCGGTGAGTCAGAATCGGTCCCCATCGTTGCGGCTGGCGGCGAATATGTTGTATCACCCGAGCAAGTTCGCATGGTTGGCGAGGGCGATCTCGAACTTGGCCATCGCGTGCTAGATGAATTTGTGAAGAGCTATCGAAAGAAAACTATTAAGACACTTCAGAAACTACCCGGACCTAAAAAGGATTGAATATGGAAGACATTCTTAAAAACATTAAAGTTGATGCTGAAGGCTTGCGCATTCGCGCTGGTCGACCTGAGGATCTTGATGAGATCATGCAAATTGCCACGCTGGCTTGTGATGAGAACGGTTTTTTAAATCCTAATCCGCAAAAACTAGCGGCAGAAATTTACCCGGCCTTGTGCTTTAACTACGGCATCGTAGGTTTGATCGGCAAGCCCAACGATAAAATTGAAGGCGTGGTCCTTCTCAGGATCGGCACCATGTGGTACGCCGACGATTATGTCGTTGAAGAAAAGGCCATCTTCATACACCCTGATTTTAGAAACGCAAAGGGTGGTCGAGGGCGTAAACTTTGCGAATTCAGCAAGCGAGTTGCTGACACGCTTGGAATACCGCTTATCATTGGTGTATTGTCGAACAGCCGCACCGAGGCCAAAGTTCGAATGTA